AACCGCCAAAGGGCGTATACTTGCTCAAATTCAAAAAAATAGAAACTAAAAAATGGCAACAACTACAACAGTATCAAGTAACTATGCGGGCAAGGTCGCAGGTGAAATAATCGGTGCAGCATTCAGAGAAGCTGACACTTTAGCAAAAGGGTTAGTAACTCCTTTATTTAACGTAAACGATAAAATCAGTTTGCGACGCATTAGATACACAGACGGCACAGTTGCTTATTCATGTGGATTCACTCCAGCGGGTGCAATCGTTTTAAACGAGCGACAAATAATCCCTGTTAAGCTAATGAACAACCTCGAAGTATGTAAAGAGGATTTCAGACAAACATGGAGCGAGGACGGTTTTGGTGCAAGCGCATTTAACGACACTCTAGCTGCTGACATTGAAAGCGCAATACTTGCCGAGGTTCTAGCAAGCACAGCACAACGCACAGACGACCTTATATGGAACGGAGACAGTAATGTTGCTGGTGAGTGGGATGGCTTTATAAAGTTGTTTACAGCCGATGCAGCAGTGATTAAACCTACAGCAGCGGGTGCAATAACAAAGGACAACGTTATCGAGGCTTTGGAGTTGGTAGAAAATTCTATCCCTACCGCAATGCTACGTAAAAACCTTGTATTTATTGTATCGCCTGACGTTGCTACTAAGTACTTGCAGAAGCTTACCTCTTTCGGAGCTATTAACGGTTTAGGTGGTAACGCAAACGCATCTTTAGTATTTGGAAGATACACACTAGAGATTGTAAACAGTCTTGCTGACAACACGATAGTAGCATACGAGGTTAAAAACCTTGCTTTTGCAACTGGCTTGCTAGGAGATCACAACGAAATCAGAGTTAAAGACATGGAAGATGTGTTATTTGATGGACAGGTTAGAATGAAAATGGTATATAATGGTGGTGTAAACTATTATAATAGTGAGGATATCGTTTATTACGTAGGTGCATAATGAGTTGTTTGGTAACAAAAGGACGCACAGAACCATGTAAGGACACGCTCGGAGGTCTTCGAGCGGTGTACTTTGCGGATTTTGTCGAGGCAGACGGAGCATTTACAATACTAGACGGAGCGGTAACAGCTATTGCAGCAGAGTTAACCACTGTTTATAAGTTTGAAGCACTAGCAGAGGGCAATACTTTTGACCAAGGTCTAATAGGAAGCCGTGAGGCAGGTACAAGAGTTAACACGCAAACGCTTACTTTAGTATTAAAGAAGCAAGATGTGTTAACACATGCGCAAGTTGACAAGATAGTAGCGGGTAGACCTGTAATAATCGTTAGAGATAACAACGATAATTACCACGTCGCAGGAATAAGCGAGGGTATGGAAACCACAGGAAGCACTATCGGAACAGGTGGCGCAAAAGCAGATTTTAATGGTTACAATTTAACGTTTTCAGCACAAGAAAACAAAATAGCCCCGCTTTTAGATTCAGCAACAAAAACCGCACTTGAAGCATTAGTTGACGGCACACCGATTAACCCATAGTAAAACAAATATTTAAGCAAAAAGCCTCTAATTAATTTTAGGGGCTTTTTTTATTAAACAAATACACGTGCAAATCGTTTTAACTTTATGAAAATAGTTAATCAGGACTTAGCAAATTTTAACTTTAAGTTTATACCGCGTAGTTTTAACCTTTCCGAAGTGTTTTATACGCTAAAAGATAAGGCAAACGGTAACACTTTTACGTCCGAAACGTTCGCGCCTAACTTTGAGGTGCTCGGTTATTTGTCATTTACAATGCCGACAGACAGCATAACATTAAGCGAGGGCAGCAACTTAACTATCGACATTTACAACGGTTTAAAAGTGGTTTATAGAGGCGAAATATATTGCACTAATCAAACCGACTTACAAAATTACACACTAAAAGCATGAGCGACATAAAAATAATACAGTTAAATAATTACGTTAAGGCTAAAGTTGAAGAGGTAAGAGGAAAAGATTGGGTTTTAAACGGCAAAGACAATTCATACTTTCAGTACGTCGAAGATAGGTATATCGGAAGTCCAACGAATAGCACAATTATAAACGGTTATAGAAATCTTTATTTTGGGCGTGGCTTATACGCTAGAGATGCAGCGCGCAAGCCAATGGACTACGCTAAGATGTTAGCGGCTATACCTAAGCGAGATTTGCGTAAGGTCATAAAAGATTATGCCTTGCAGTTTAACGCTGCGTTTCAAATCATCACAAACAAAAACGGAACAAAGCAAGCCAAGTATATTGACGTTACAAAATTAGCGTTTAACAAGGTTAACGAGGACGGAGAAGTAGACGGATTTTGGTATTCTAAAAACTGGAAAGACGTTAAGAAGTATGAGCCTCAATTTATACCTAAATACGGAACGACAAACGGTTCAGAAACTGAAATTTTATATATAAACGATGCGCAAGACAGCGCGTCTTATTACTCTTTGCCAAAGTATCAAAGCGGTTTGCAGTATGCAGAAATGGAAGAAGAAATTTCTAACTATTATATAAACCACATTAAAAACGGTTTTTCTTACGGCTACATTGTAAACATGAACAACGGTGTTCCTTCAACCGAAGAGCAACGCGAAGAGATTGAAAGACGTATAAAGATGCAAATGACTGGCAGTACAAACGCTGGCAAGATTATTATATCATTTAACGACGGCAAAGAAGCTGCTGTTGAAATAGTGCCTTTGCAAGTTAGCGACTCGCATAAGCAATGGGAAAGCGTAAACAAGCAAGGCGAGGAAAAAATAATGCGCGCTCACGGTGTAGTATCTCCTGTTTTGTTTGGCATAAAAGATAACAGCGGGCTAGGCAACAATGCAGACGAATTACAAACCGCTTTGAGTTTGACAATGGATATGCGCATTAATCCAGAGCAGGACTTAATAATAGACAGCATCACACCATTTTTGCAAGAGCAAGGTATAAATTTAGATTTGTATTTTGAAGCCTTAAATAAAAAAGAGGAACAAGAGGAAATAATCGACGCGCCAGTAGAAACAACTACACTATCCGAGCAAGAGCCCGACGGTTCAGCGTTTTTAATAGGTCTAGGCGAAGTAATGGGCGACGAGTGGGAACTTATAAGCGAAGAGGCTATACGCGGCATACCCGTAGATATAAACCTCGCAAGCCCGATTGCAAATAGCCCTAGCAATAAAAGCGACCAGGACAATGAACTTTTTAAGGTTCGATTTGTTTACAAGGGCAATCCTAACCCACAGCGAGAATTTTGCAAGGCAATGATGTCGGCTAAATTAGTATATAGAAAAGAGGACATTGATGCTGCGAGTGAGCAAGTAATACAGGCAGGAATGGGCGCGAATGGTTCAAATAAATATAACATTTTTTTATACAAAGGCGGTGTACGATGTAAGCATTTTTGGGAACGTCGCGTATATTTAAGACGCAACAATGAACGCATTTCAGTAAACGAGGCGAGGCGGAGAATTTTAGCACTAGACCCAAGCGACAGGGCGGACTTTAGACTTCCCGAATACTCAAGTAAAGTAGCAAGCATTGCAAGTCAATCAAATAATTTCTGGAAACTAAGATAATGGCTTTAATCATACAACCCATAGAAATAACACGTAACACGCCAATGGGCGGGAACGTTGACGTGGACAAATACGCATACATGATACCAGAGCAGCAGGTCTTTGTACTAGAGCCTACACTAGGCACTGCGTTAATAGATAAGATACTTAAAGATATAACAGATAACGGCATAGAAAGCCTTACAGGTCATTACAAAAAGATAGTGTTTGACTATTGCAAGCCTATTTTATGGAATAGCGTCTTTGCTGAATATCTTTTATTTGCTAGTATGTCCGTAAATAACAACGGAGTTTTTGACGTAACACCGCCAGACTCGCAAAACACGCAAGAAACAATAATAAGCAGACGCACAAATGCGATAAGAGAAAAGGCGCAAGTTTATATAGATAGATTAGAAAGATATTTAGAAGACAAAGGGCATGATATACCAGAGTATCAACAAGCGCAGCCGAATAATTACGATATTGACCCTGTAATAAGTAGTAATATAGTGGGTGGTTTCTATTTAAAAGACTCACCGCGTATAAAATTATGGTATCTCGATGGGTCAGATAGATAGAGGACGTACAGAACCGTGCAAAGACACGCTAGGAGGTATTAAAAACGTTTACTTATGGAGTTGGCAGCAATATAACATCACACAAATACAAGGGGTTAGAGGTGTTAATTTAGAGTCTTACCCGATTACGCTAGTTTATAAGTTTGAAACACTCGCAAATGGTAATGATTTAAGCGAAAGTTTAATCGACGACAACGGATATGAGCAAAAAGTAAATTTAATACTTAAAAAAATAGAGTTAGAAAGTAGCTTTGATTTAGATAGATTCCAAGATATAAGGCTGGGTGTAATAGTTGAGGATTATAACGGTCTGTTTCGGCTAATGGGCGCGTTTAATGGGGTGGATTTGCTTAACCTTACGGTAAGTATAGGAAATGGAAACGCAGATTTTAACGGTTATCAGTTAGAACTAGAAGCGCGTGAGCGTTTTAAATCGCCTTTATTCACGAATTTAGAAGATGCGGGCTTTGTTTTAGCCACCGATAACGATTATTTATTGAGTGAACTATTTGAGATTTTAACAGACGGTGACAATAACCGATTAATATACGTATAATGGCAGATAAATTATTTAGGGATTATTTTAACGAAAAAGTAACGGATACCGTTTTACCTGTAAATGCAAAAGTTTTAATTCAAGACGGTACAGGAGAGCCTACGCAAATAAACGCGTTTTTAATAGGTTCTATTTTAAACCTAGGCACGTTCACAACCCTTAACGCATTAAACACCGCACACCCAACCCCTGCAAATGGCACGTATGCCTTTAGCACCGACCGCACAACGCGGTGGAATAGAATCGAGGGACAATGGCAAATAGAAAGCTTAGGCAACGCAGAAAGGGCACCGCAAGAACTGTATCAAAACATAAATGAATTAATTAATGCACAATCTACACAGTCAGGCGACACGCTGTATTACGTGGGTGACGCAACGCAAGACCCAGCGGTAGTGGCTCGCGGTACGGTAGATGCTTATTACAATTTTTCTGGTCAGGTAAATGGGTTACTTAGTGACTACGCATTGCAGCCTGTGAATGCTTTTGCACCTGTAACAACAACTAGCCAATTAATTAATAATGGTAGTAATGGTATAAATGCTTTCGTAGTACAAAAAACCGCAGTCAAAATAGTAGCTACAACCTACCTATTCCAAGATTCAAATAAAACCATTGCACCACTATTCACGGCAGCAACAGCTGTAAGCGCAGTGGTAAAGTTAAACACACCCATAGGAACAAAATTTGAATTATCACAATGGGGAACAGGTGAAGTCACAATAAGCGGGGAAACAGGTGTAACGCTTAGATTTCCAGCAGACGAGTTGCCTGTACCAGCTTCTCAATATAGCTTTGTAGAACTCATTGTGATCGACACAAACGAGGTAGCTATAATAGGTAGGTTAAAAATAGCATAATGGGAACAGGAATAATAGCATCGAGTAGGCTTAGAAGTGTTGATGCTTTGCAACAGCTTAGAAATACCTGTGTTTTCTACGCAAACTACGAAGTTTTTAATAACAATCAAAACACACCACAGGTAGGTGGTGGCATTATCACTACATCAAGAAACTCTGTAATAGATGGTATAATAGGTAATGGAATTACCAGCGAAACAAGTTGCAATTTTAGCACTTCAGAGGCTTTAGCATTTAACATGCATGATGGGTTAGGTAACGACAGGAAATTCTTATATAGTTGTTGGGTAAAACTTGATAACACGTTAGGAAATCAAGTTATCATTTCATTCGGCAACAACGCAGACCGACAGTTCAGAATCGTAATTAACCAAAACAACAGAACCGGATCCATTTTTTCATTAGACCTAAGAGATACATCTCAGGGAAAAAGATTAAGAAAATATATTCCATCTTCTTTAATACCTACAAATGAATGGGCTCACTTAGCAGTAGCCTACAATGGGGATAAAAACAATGTGCAGATGGATTTTTGGATAAACGGGGTTAAACACGAAGCCTTTGATGACAGTGATTCATTTACTTATTCTGGAATGTCTGCAAACCCGAAGATTTTAAATATAGGTTCTACAGGTATGACAGGGTATACGCCGCTTAAAGGTGTAAAGGATGAGGATGGGTTTTTTATCACAACCCCAACACAAAAAATTATAGATACTCTTTATAACAATGGTAGTGGTATACAATTATTTTAAAAAAATCACAATGAAACTAACAACAATACCCAACGTAACTAACCAGCAATGGAAAGAGCAAGCAGAACGCTTTGCTAAGATTACAGACAACGTCAACTCATTAACATTTGCAAAAAGCGGTGTTAACGAAATGCCAGCGATTATTGAGCTAGAAATAGTGCAGCCGTTAACTCAAGGATTTAAAGGTCGCATTAAATACATACAGCAATTTGAAGAAGTCATCACTAGCTATCCCGTTGACGAAAGCGGTGTTACAGACTATGACACGCCAATTGAAACGCCTACTACACGCAGACACGTTGTTGTAGACTATTACGAGAATATTCCTAAGGATATGATTAGCGTGATGTTTGATCAAGTGATACAAGCAGTACCAGTAGAAATCGATAGTTACATGGATATACAAGAATGGTGCATTAAATATTTGTTCTTACAACAGGTAGTATCAAAACTTACATTTAATTTATTAGAAACAGACTGGCAATGAAAAAAATAAGCATAGGCGGCTTTACAAATCGTGAAGCCTTTAAAAAACAGCCGTTTTGGTTGCTCAGAAATGAGCCTGAGACCTTGCGTAAGCACGAGCAAATATTATTGAATGGAATGCGTCATACAGGGTGCGATGACGCTACACTCTATGCATTCTCAATAGCCTTTAATTACTTTGTCGAAAACCCAACGCAATACGACGGTGCAAGTGGCGACAATGAGCTGCACAAAGTACACGGCTACACGTATGACATAGGCGCAATCATGCACGACTACCTAGACGCTGTTAACTACACCACGTCTATTGAAAAGATAAAAACCGCAGACAAGGTGTTGTTTAAGGTCATGGAACAGCTAGGCGATAGCACGTATCACATAGACAAGCGCGCAGCATTGCTCTACATAGCTGCACCATTTAGGTACTTAAACAGTAAGTATATAAGCAAGCGGCAAAGCACAACCGCACCGTTTAATGATGCTAAAGTTGCTCAATATATAGTAGAATTTACTGAAGGCTACACGTTCAACTACAGCCGCATACGCAAGGTGCTCGCTATATTGACATTTACAATATTAATTTATATTATTTTTTGAAACATGATTGAATTTATTAAGAATTACTGGGATAATATTTTT